AGGTATAGGCAATCTTGAAAAAACTAAGTTCTTTTTCAACTTCAAAACCAATACGTGTAATATAGACAATTGTGTTAGTGTGATCCAGCGTTAGATCTTGTCCTATGTAATAACGACCATTAAGATTTTGTCGAATCCATGTATCTACTTCTTTAGTTAAATTTGGAGCAAATTTATCTAATGTAGTATATTTAAAATGAGGGCAGGCAAACTCTACCCTCCGTAGGCCAAAGTAGTTTAGAGGATTAGGTTTGCCCGCTTTTAATGACATTACTGTTTAAACTCGTAGTATGCGTGTTCACCAAATGGTGGAACAATTTTGTCATTACCGTGGATGATGAATACTGTATCACAGTAGTTTTCGTCACCCCAGCTACCAAATGGGTAACCATCTGTAAACATGATAAACTTTTTAGGTTGAATATCATTTTCCTTCATGTATTCCCAGTTAGCTTCAAAGTCAGTTCCGCCACCGCCCATTGGTTCGTATTCATCAAACTCGTCTACATTGTAACTGTTAAAGTCTGCTTCATTGTAAACCTTAGTATCAAAGCACCATACTTTAATTGTAAAGTCTTGGTACTCTTGCATAATACCTTTGATTTCTGTCATAAAGTCTTTAGCTTGTTCGTCACCGATCGAACCTGACATGTCAATGCCTACACAAATATCGATAGTTTCTTTAAAGTTAGTACCTGGAAGAATAGCACCCATGTGCCAGCCTTTGCGATTAGGACGCATAAAACTAAAGTCGTCTTTGATAACACTTTGAATTTGCTGACGGATAATTTCACGCCAGTTCATTTTAGGTTCTGTCAATTCTTTAATCATGCGTTGTACGCTTGCAGGAGTATTACCTGCACCCGCGGCCTGCGCGGCTTGCATAGTAGCTTCACGCATCTCGTCACGAATCTTTTTCAATTCATCTTTGCTGTAGCTAGGACGATTTCCGCTAGGATCTTTGTCACCCCAGTCGATGTGATCGTCGAGTAACTGACCAAGTGCGTTAAGTTCTTCTTCGTCCATCTCGTCAAAGATTTTGTCGTAAACTTCTTCAGCACCCATGCCGTAGTATTTTTGGTCATGGAAGATTTTAATGCCTTCAATATTGTGTTCACCAATACGATCACGTACCAATTGTCCGTTTACACAATAGTCAGCCGCGATGTTAAAAATGCGTGGGTTACGACCTTCACGCCGACCCATGTGGTCGAAAACATTGTGTAGAATTTCGTGTGCAATAACAAATTCATTTTGTTTAATAGATAGCGGAGTAAAAAACTCGCGATTAAAATAGATAGCACGACCATCAGTAGCCGCAGTATGACACCATTCTTCTGCTTCTTTAATTTGCAAGCGAGTTGCTAAATTACCAAAGAACGGATGGCGAAGTAGTAGGCCCACACGGGCTACGATAATTTTGTCGATGATTGGATCTGTATGTGACATGATGCTCCTTTACTGTATGTATATATTATAACACCTCCCGAAGGAGGTGTCAAATACTATTAAATCGTATTATTTACGATCTTCTTTGTCAGTAGCCTGTGCAATGTACTTGCCGTATTTGGCGTGGAATGCATCAAAGCATTTGATTTCATCTGGATCCAATGGCAGTTTGTAGGTGCTCAATGCCAACTTAGTGCCCATGATAACTAATTCTGTTTCAAAATTGTCCATCATAAATTGGAAGAAATTGTTAGTTTGATCATTCCAATTTTTGGCATTCTTTTCGCAAGAGTCTTTCAATTCATAGCACAACGACACAGTCAAAGAATACATTGCAGAAATTTCTTTGCTTTTCATTTCTTTAACCTTGCCAGACAAAATGTCTGTAGGGTTTGGCATTTTGCTAGAGTGTTTACGGTGTGCCATAAACTTAAGAGCAAGACCTTCACCAACAGAACCAGACACCAAATCAGTCAGTGTGTCGTTATCTGTGTCGTCATCATGCAACAACTCGCTAACAAAGGACCAGCTACGTGGAGTAGCAAACGAGCGTGAGCTAGATTTTGGATCAAAATCGTACAAGTCTTTCTTAGAGAAAGTCAAAAAGCCAACAACTTCATTGTGAATTTTATTTTCAACAGCCCATTCAAAGTAGTCATCCCAATCTACAGTCATTTCCAAGTGAACAAAACGGTTAGCCAACGGAGCAGGCATACGGAATGTAACACCCTTGTCTGTTTCACGATTACCAGCCGCAACCATAACAACATTGTCTGGCAAGCTGTAAGTACCAACACGGCGATTCAAAATCAGCTGATACGCCGCGGCTTGTACGCTAGGAGCCGCACTATTCATTTCGTCCATAAACAAGATAATTTGTTTATGTTGTTTTGCCATTTCTGCATCTGGCAATTCGCTAGGAGGAGCCCAAACCATTTTGCTTGTGTTTGAGTCAAAGTATGGAATACCTTTAATGTCAGTAGGCTCCCAAAGCGACAAACGAACGTCGATTACATGAGCATCAAGCTCAGTACCGAGTTGTTTAATAATGTCGGATTTACCAATTCCGGGAGGACCCCACAGGAAGATTGGACGTTTATTTTTGAACGCTTTACGCAATGATTTTTTTGCGCCTTTTGGTCCAACTGTGCGGCTGTTAACTTCTGCCATTTTGCATTTCCTTTAAGTTACGGGTTTAAATTGCTAGGTAATCTTTTACGCTATGTAAGTATTATAGCACCGCAAACTAAGAACGTCAAGCAGAATCTTCAGGACTTTGTCTATTTTTCATGGCCTTAATTAGCCCAAATTTACGGATGTCATCCGAAAACATATATAACTCAAAACTTTTCTTTTCGGAAAATACTGTAATACTTTGGTTAGTAAGGTAGTATGGGCAGTCAATATACCTGTCCATAAAAATAATTGTTTGGGGACTTAAATCAATTGGTTCGGTAAACGGAATTTCGTAACTTGCCAAATCCAATTCAGCAGTCAGAAATTCATATCCGTCTTCGGTAAGTCTAAGCCCACCCCCAATTTTTGTTCTGTTGTTTATAAACCACTTTCTTTGAAACATCTTGACATTAGTATCATCGCTACTCTTGTCCCAATATTTTAAAAAGATTTTAGTGTATGTTTCTTTGCTTATCATTTAACAATGTCACCGGTGGTAAGTTTGTAAACTCCAAACTCCGTAGTGCCAAAAGTTAAATTTAATTTTTTTGCTAGATTAATTGCATGACCGGGATTTGAAAAACTTGTCTTTTTATACTTGGGCCCGGGATAACTGGTGACACTACTAAAAGATTTGAGATTGAAGGGCTCGCCTTTGTAAAACACAGCCCAAATGGCTTCAGACTCCAAAACCTGTTCGGCTTTGTAAGTCTTCTTGTTAATATACTCTAGCAATACTTTTGGTTTTGGTCGACTCATAATATACGTCTCGATATGTACGTACATATTTATCTATTTTTGCTCTCCAAACGTACCGCCATCGAGCTGTATATTAACAACTTCATTAGCACTAGACTGCTTTAAAGCATGAAATAAGCTCTCATAATCTTGTGTTAGTTTAGCTAACACTTCTGTAAGAGCTATATTAAGCAATCTAGCCTGTTGAATAGTCATTTTAAGTTCTTTTTGTTGACTCAGCTCGGCCGCTTTTAACAGTTGTGCGAACTGCATTAACGCCGCTGTATTAACTGGATTTTGCATTTGCTAAAACCGCCTTCATTTCAAATTCACTGTTAAACGGACCTTTACTTTCGTAACGTTCAATGGTAATTAGTTTAGGGCAAAAACTACGCACCCAACCTTTTTCAAATTTAATTGTATAGTAACCTGCACAATATAAACTCTTGCTGGCATTTGATTTTGTAAACAATGGAAGTTTACGTTTTACATCGTACATTGAGTTATAAGGTTTACACATTGCCGGGAAGCCGTGTACTTCGTGTGTTTCAGGTTCAGCTGTTGTAACTTTAACTTTAGTGTTCTTTAAAAAGAATTCTTTACCAAATTGTTTTTGTAAATCTTCTTTTTTATTAAACATTACTTCGCCGTTTGTACTTGATAAAACAAAGCGATTGTTTTCTTTTTTATGTAGTGTAGCAATTTTAGTACCGTCTTGTTCTACAATCCAAAATTTGCCATCTACGATTGGTTTTGCGTGTATCTCTGTCATTATGATTCCTCTGGTTTTGGAAATTCTTCACTAAACGGCCAACTTGTACTAGGTTTTGGACGAGCTCTTAGTTTAACATTTTCTTCAATAACTGTGCCGTCATCTTCGCATAGGCTAACTTGATATGGCGCATCGATGGTTAAATAATCATCTTCAACTTGCCAATCGTGTTCACCATCAAACAACCAAGCCGCACCACCTTCATGATATGAAGTTTCAAATGCTTCTTTTTCATCGTCTGTAAAATCATCGCTGTATGTAAAGTAGCAGGCAACACCATCTTCAAGTTCCGATCCCCAGCCGCAGTCTGTACGAGCATAGGCCTGTTTTGCACCTTCAAATGGAAGATTACTATCCATATCCGCTTCAACAAATCCTTGACCCCAGCGATAGTGATCTTCAATATTAACCCAACTAGTAGTATTGTCGGCATTATCCCGGAATAATTCTATATGCCAACAAATGCTTTTTTTATGTAAGGGTTTGATTAGATAGACACGTGACATAATTAGTCCTTATTGATCAAGCGGTAAAGTGTTCCACTCTTTAACTAAAGCAATAACTTCTTCTTCAGAGTTGCAAAGAGTCTTGGTGTTTTTCCAATCTTCTTTTTTATCTCGTCCGCCGATTTCTACCATCCAACCGTTGTCATAACGATTGATAGAAATATTTTCATTTACTTTTGTTAATTTAGATAGTTGTGACATTTTCATTTTCCTTATATTTTGCTTGGAACGGCTCAGCATACGTTTGTATGTTGTCTGCAATCTTTTTCATGTCCCAAGTGTTGCAGAATTTAAGCATACGAATACCTACTTGATCTACAGTCTTTGGTACAGCGTTTGCTTGAATAGTTTCTTTAATTTTAACTTTAATATCGTCAGGTTGTGCTGTTAAGTCGCACAGTTGTACATTGCGTTGATAGTCTTCTAGGACTCTGTGTTCTTCACCATTATGGTCAACCCAACGTTGGAGCATGAGATTGTTCCAAGAATACCCTTTAGAGTTGCGATCTGCAAACGCCTCCATGAGACCAACTTTATTCTTTGACCCTTTTGTTCGTACACCTGGATAAGCTGAAAATACATTGTCTGACGTGTCGCCTCGCATACACTTCTCGAACAGCATCCATTCAGGGTCTTGTGCAGGCTTAGGCTCGCCTGTTTTTTTGTCTTTAACAGGTTTACCTTTAGCATCAAAGATTCCTTCGTGTGTAATATGTAAGTCACCTACACCGTTATATTGACTAACAGTAGGACTTACTAATTGTGCAAAATCGCCATCTGTTGAAATAATAATGTGTTTTGCATCAGGGTGTGCTTGTACCCAACCTGCAATCAAATCGTCTGCTTCTAGATTAGGATGTTGCATTACAGTAGCATTAGTTTTTTCTGTAATGAAATTCTTAAATTGATCAAATGCTTCCCAGAAGAGTTTATCTTCTTCTTGTTCGCGTTCAGTTAACGCCGCACGAGCTTCTTGTCGATTAGCCTTATATGGCTTGTAATAATCTTTACGCCAGCTACGACCTTCGAGGCAGAACACCACATGAGTACCGCCAAAGTCTTGCCAGGCTTTTTTGATACTGTTAAAAGTAATATGAAAGGCCATGCCAAGTTTAATATCAGCACTGCCTTGCACCACATGTCTAGCACGAAAGAATGTGTTAGCAGTATCAACAATAATATACGTATTCAACGCCATAAACTATCCATTCTCTTTTTAAATAAATCATACATTTGTTGAAGTTTGATACCAGGCAAATATTTCTTCACAGCAAGTGCTTTACGTTGCTCTGCAAGAATTTGCTCTTTCCGTTTATCGTCAGTAACCTCAACAAGTTTAAAATTGTTCGTCTTACTTCTAAAACGAACAGCATACAACGGATCTCCACGTTCGATATTAAGTTGTTCAATGTTTGGATCCATAAAACAACAAAAATTAGTAGGCCTAATCCATTTACTAATGTTATACTCTCCTGTGATATTAGTCAAGCCATTATGAAATAATGGAGGATCAATTACTTCCATTGTTACGTCATTGCCTTTATTAATAAACACATATTGGAGTAAAATGGTAAACATTGGCCTTCCAAATAGTAATGCACGTTCTGGTAATCCTATTTGGAGAAACGCTCTTAAATCTTGTCCATTTGCCGTATTAGTTATAGTAAATTTTCCATCAGCATGTCGTTGGATTGAAAATGATAGCGGACTAGTAATGTAGTATACATTCTTTAAATAATCCACAACTGCCGGACAATTAAAAGAATCTAATTTTGCTTGATTACTTAAAAATGTTAATGCACTGACAGGCTTTTGAATTAACGGATCTAATTCAAAAGGAGAAAGGTCTCCTTGACCATTTTCAAGAAGACCTAAAAATTCTATAGTGTCGTAGTTCATCCAATCTCTGATCTATTTGCGTCTAATTTTTGCACGTTAATAAATCCTTGACTACGATTCATATCAAGTCCTTCATCGCTTAACATGTTTCGTGCCAGCGTCTTAAACCACATATCAACTACTAGTTCGTCTGTGTCGCCTTCTAAACCGTAGCCTGCTTGACGAAGTTGTGTGACAAAGTATTCATTCCAATCAAGTTCAAAGAAGCCGTTTGCTGGATTATCTTTGTTTACATGAGTTTCTAAAACAGCAACCCAAGGTTCTTTTCTTTTAGTAGCACGTTCCTTAGGAGATAATTTAGCAGTTGCTTCTGCTTCCTGTGCTCGTGTTGCGGCTTCGGTAGCTACTTTTGCGGCTTCAGTTGCGGCTTCAGCAATAGCCATTGAGCGTTCTGCTTGTGCCTCAATTTTGTCAATACCAAAAATCTTTTTAATAAATTTATTCATCAAGTTCCCCACTCATTTTTAAATAACGGTACTTGTAGTCTATCACTGTAACGTAATCCGTTCTTCATAGCCAAATCTGCTACTGTACGATTGTTTAATGCGTAAACACTTTCAACACCACCGACTGGCATTAGATAAACATGACCTTTAAATCCTTGTTTACGGTAAGCCGCAATAGCACATTCTGCATCTGCAAAGTCTTGTTCTGTAGCAATAACAAATTTTAAGTATGCTGTACCAAACCATTCGTATTCACAAACAGTCTGCGGTTTAATCGCTTCATCCCACGCTTCACCACTGCAAGGCAGTTTGGCACTTACGCTAAATGTAATTTCACGTTCGGGACTAGATTTTTTCCAGTTATGTAGATAAGATCTGAATTCTTCAGTTAGCGGTTGAGTACCATTTGTTTCAAAAGTAATTTCTTTAAGACCTTGCATCTTAGGATGATCTAATAAATCTGGATAAGCACGTTGCCAACCTAGCAAAGGTTCGCCACCTGTAATTACCAAGTGTTCATCTTGCCACTCACCGTGCGGAATAATTTCCATAATACGTTCTGCGATAGCATCGCTTGTAAGCATAGGACTGAGTTCTTTAAAGTCAGGATGCCAACTAGCATAACTATCACAACCTGTGCTAACTAATGGCAAGTCTTCATATTTTGCGTAAGGCTTTAGTTCATGTTGGACTGCAATGTCCTCTGCTTCAGCACTTAGTTCGCCACGCGGCATACCAAAACCTGCACATTTAAAGTTACAGCCAAATGTGCGTAGAAACACAGACGGGACACCCATATAGCGTCCTTCTCCTTGGATACTGTAAAACAGTTCCGCAATTTTAATTTTACTCATTCACAATCACCTTGTTCTGCTAATTTTGTTACTTTAGCACGTTCTGCCTTACCTTGTCTAGTATTACGAAAAGTCTCAAGATCTGTAATTGCGTTTTTCAAAGTTTCTGCGTAATTAAGTGCTTGTTGTTTATTTAGGTGTACTGAAGATTCGGTATCAACATATCCTTTGGTTAATAATGTCCAAATATGGTACCAACGTGTTTTTGACCAAAAGTTTGTTTTGCTTGTAGTATAGATGTTTACAATAATATCATGTTCGTCTACTTCAATCCAAACATTATGATTATGACTATCGTCATGACAATTACAGGCAACTCGATAAACTTTACTATCTCCCCAGTCACCTGTTTTCATAATTCCCTCTGCTGGTATTTGCACGTTCATCGCAATGCCTCTAGCGTTGAAATTTTAGCAATCTTCTCGCCAAAGTCTTCATCCCTGCCAATAATGTACATTTGACGTTCGTGCCTATCAGTTTTTGGATCATAGCGACTAAACTCTACAATTTTACCGCCTACTGCACTATACACTTTAAAATTTAAAGTAGGTTCGCTATCAATAGAGCGACCATTAGAGCCGAGTGCATGTTTTGGAGAAACTGTAGCATAATTCTCTGATACACAAATGTCTTGCTCGCTGTCTAACCAACGGCGGATTTTTCTTTTTAACCAGTTCATAATTTCATTATTCTTTCTATTGTTTCTTTTGCTTCTTTGAAATCGCCATCTTCGAGCATACGTTCAACTAATTGTTCGTATGCTTCGTGTTGGCTACGTAAGTATGGACGTTGTTTATATGTTGCATAAGGTTGTGTCCATTTAAAAGTATACAAGTGTTTAGGTTCCATTAAAATTCCTCTTCAAACCATTCATTAACCATAGCTTCTGCTTCTTGTTGTGTAAGTGCAGGAACAAAAATTCTAGCAAGATGTCCTTTAGTATGCTGAATACTAAAGCGAATAACGCCAGCGGGAATTTCGTTGAACTCACGTTCAACCACAAACTCTTTTAAATTTTTAGCACGTTCAATTAGTTGTTGTGTTAAATCGTGTGCAGTTGTCATATCATTCTCCTTAGAATTTATATATTGGTAATGAATAGACAGCATCGTGCATCTTTGGACGCAATCGCATTTCTAACCTTTTCTTACCTTTAATAACCATAGTGTGTATCAGTTCAGGATCGCCTAATTGTTGTACAGTCCATGTACCTTTGCTTTCTCTGCCAGTATCAGTTAAAAATGTTCCGTATGTAGCATCGTAGATCGGAATATTTCCAACACGTTTAAATCCGCATATACTACAATTGTATTGTTTGTCCTTTACAATTGCAAGTAGATAGTAATCTTTAACGGAACATACTTTTTTAAACCAACCTTCAATGTAAACATTCCAAAGTGTTGCAGAATCCTTAGTACTAAACAGTGTATCTAAATGGCTGTGATATGTTTGAAACATACTAGCTTCGCCTGACTTGGTTCCACTTCCTTTACCTACACTTTTAACATCCAGACCAATGTCTGTGCCAATACGTACATCTACAATAGAATTACCTGCACCAGCCCATTCGGAACCAGCAATACTATCAGCAACAGCATACTCCCAAGTTTCTTTACCCATACTAAGTGGTCTACCTTTAGCAATATGCTTACGCATTGGAGCCATAAACTCGTCAACTTCTCTTTGGAAATTTGTAATAAATGCAGGCCCAACTAACTGTTGGATCTCCGACACTAGCATTGGTTCTAATGCATACATATTAGCGTGGAGCAAACTCTTGTTGCATTTTAATATTGTCCATAAACTCTTTCTTAGTACCCATGTCATCTTTAAATGCGCCTTTGAGTACCGTAGTTTGTGTTAATGAACTATGCGCCATAATGCCGCGATTCTCACAGCATCCGTGTGTAGCCTGAATGTACACACCTAAGTCTGTTGCTCCTGTTGCTTTTTGGATTTCCCTAGCAATGTCGTTACACAATTCTTCCTGTAAAGTACCACGTCGAGCACACCACTGTGCTATTCTTGTGTACTTGGATAAGCCGATGAGCTTCTCAGCGGCAATAATGCCAATATAGGCAACG